ATATAACAGACTAAAATATGCCAATACAACCACTAAAAGAAGTACTTAACGAGACCTTGGTAACTTTAGGAAAATATCAAAACGGGGAAGTATCTCAAATTAAAACTAATAGACCTTGGTTAGACCATCAAAATGGAATTACACCTAAAAGTTTTATTACTATTTTTGGTGCGAGTTTTGGGGGTAAAAGTACAGAGTTGGAAAATTTAAAAGCCGATATAATGGATATAAATGTTAATCCTGAAGCTGGAGAATATGTTTGGGTTTCCAATAGTTTTGAAATGACAAATTTCGCCACGACTCTTCGAGATGTGAAGAAATTAACTAAGTTGAGTTTTGGAGATATATTAAAAAAGCCGTTTTCTGAAGAAGAAAAAGCTATTTTGGGCGACTATAAAGCTAAAAAAATAGATGGTCGGTTTTTTGTAAATCAAGTGCCACTATCAGCCGAAGATTTTTTAAGAGAGACCGAACAGTTTTTATTACAACACAGGGACAAAAAATTAATCACTTTAGACCTAGACCACGTAGCTTTACTTCGTGCTAAAAATGATAACAAGAAATTAGCTATTGACGATATGGTTGAAGGGTTAAATGCACTTAAAAATAAATTTGATAACTTTCTAGTAGTGTTATTGACACAAGCTAACCGTTCCGTGCTTGGAAGGTTAAAAGAAAAATCAAATGAAAGCCGTTTAAGAAGAGATGATATTTACATGTCTGACTGTCTTTACCACGTTTCAGATTATGTTTATGGTTTACAAAACGCAAACTACCTTGGAATTGAAGAGTATGCTTTAGTTAATCCTGAAAAATACTCTCATTTATCTCACAGGTTTACAGAGGAAAATAAACACGGTAAAGTTTCACTAATTACAGAGGGTTGTATTTTCGTAGAGGTTTTAAAAGATAGGACGGCGGATATAGGTTTTACTGATTTGTTTACTATTGAGATTAAGCCTTTTGAAAAGAAAACTTTTAATTCAAACCCTTTTTCAACAATGCCAAATTTCGGCGAAAAAACTAAAATACAAAAGTTAACACTACTAGCTGATTTAGTTACCCCACCTCCTAATAACTTCGACTTAGCAAGTGCGTTTGATATAGAGGAGAAAGAAGGTGATAAACCACCGTTTTAAACTGTTTAGAATTTATATAAATAATCTTATTTTTTAACTTTTTTGCGGAATTTCTTTTGGAGTTCCGCTTTTTTATTTTACATTTGCACTATAAATAATTTAAAACAGAAACTATGAAGCAACTATTAGTAATACAACAAGAAAATACTATAATTGGAGTGGCATCGACACAAAATAAAGCTATAGAAATGATAAATGAGTATATTGGCGGAGATGAAAAAATTATAAACATAGAAGATGTAAGAGATAGTGGTATCGAATTTACTTGTCAAGTTTATAATCACAAATTAAAATATACAGAAACTATAACTGTTTCCAACTTTATCATAGACGAAATATAATTACAAAAAACAACTAAATTAAAATAAAATGATACAATACAAACACAAAAGTACAGGGCAATTAGCAGAAAAATTTAAAAATGATACTAGTCATTTATATATAATAGATGATAAATATATTTTACCAAAAGAAGTAGTAGAAAATAGTAATGATTGGGAATTGGTAATAGAAAAAGATTATGAGATATTGAGTTTTATTAATAGAGATAACAACTTAATGTATGCTTTAAATGATGGGAAATATAAAACACAATACATAGATGGTAGAGATGGTTTTTCTGAAATTGGAAGTAGACATTTACAATATTGCACAACACATTATGAAATAAATTCTATTAAACGTTTATCAGATAACGAAATCTTTACTTTAGGAGATACTATTAATTTTGATACACAGGGTACTTGTAAATTATTGAGAATGATTTTTGAAAAAGCACCTGTCGATAAAGGGACAGGTATATTATGTTTTGTAAATAATTGTGATAATTTAGGAGATGTGTGGCATATTTCTCAATTGAAAAAACTAAAAACATCTTTGTTCACAACTAATGATGGTGTAGAGATATTTGAAGGAGATGATTGTTGGTATGTAAACACTAATAATTTTGATATAAGTTTTCGTAAAGCTAATGTTAGACAATTTATTTTTTGTATATTTTTTTCGACAGAAGTTGCTGCAAAAAACTACAAAGCAGAAAATGAAAAAAGATTTAGTTTACATTATATAAGACAAGTATTAGATAAAAATTTTTCAAAAAGTTTTAGTTATATAGCAGAAAGTCAAAGACATTTGAAAATAGTAAAAGATTTCGAAAATGAAAATCTTTAATTGCAAGTAATTTAGCAAATAGAAATTTTATTTTGAAATACTAAAAACAATAAAATTAAAAAAATTAGTTATGCGTACAATACATATAAACATTTATAAATTTACAGAATTGAACGACTATGCAAAAGCAATTGCAATCAAATCGTTTAGAAACAATCAAGAAACTTCTTTAGACTTTTTTAATGACGATGCAAAAGAACAGATTTGTGAAGTAGGTTTTTATGATGATGTTCAATTGAAATACAGTTTAAATTATTGTCAAGGAGACGGTTTAAGTTTTAGTTGTAATAAGGTTAAAGAATCTTTGCTTTTATCTTTTTTTGCAGAAATTTTAGGTAAAAACAAAGAAAAAACTGCCAAAATCATAATGGAAAATTGCAATTTTGAAAATGATGGAAATAATGGTAGATATTCTTATGCTAGTGGAAGTGATATAGAATATATTTGTCAACCTTTTAACAATAATATTTCAAATATTGACAATATTGTTTCACAAGTTAAAAGTAAATTACGAATACTTTATCTTGATTTGTGCAAAAATTTAGAAAATCAAGGTTATGCAGATATTGAATATCAAAAAAGTGATGAAGCAGTAACAGAAACTATTATTGATAACGAATATGAATTTACTACCGATGGTCATAAATTTTTTTATTGAATAAAAACTAAAAGAAATAAAAATGGAAATTAATAATAATTTAAAAACAGTAATTATGTCACAAAATTTTGATAAAAAAAAAGAAGTAGTATATAGGTTTCATATAACCTACAATGACCTTTTAGAGAATGATAGTTTTGTACGTGGTACAAATATTATACTCGAAAAAGATAATATGATAGAAGCTCTTAAAGAATTTGAAATCAATTTTGTTGATGTAGAAATATTAGGTGTTCTAAAATCAGAAATAGAAAAGTAATAATTACATTTGTAATTGTAAAAATAAAATGAGTAATTTTATACAACCTGACAACAGAGTGAACAATAGTATCTCTGCTGACAAGACACTAGGAGTCCTTGAAATCCTAGAAAAAATTAAAGAAAACGGTAATGGTACAGTAAGTTATGTGTTTAACACAGAAAGACTTATTGATATACATGCAAAACCGGGAAACAAAGATTTTGGAGCAACAAGAAATCATACATATATGATTAATGCACCAATTAATAAAGAAGTTTTTCTTTCTGAAAAAAGCACAACAGTTTATAATAAAAAACTTACTGAAGTTCTCAACGTATTTAAGGATACCTGTTGGGACATGGGAGCGAGTTATTTTGTTTTGAGTTAAAAAAAATACAGTAGTATAATACTTCGGGAAATATTATGCAAGCTGATAACACAATGTAGTTTTAAGTACATTTTTACTACATTGTGTTTTTAAAAACTAGGAGATTTTACATAAATCTCGCATTATTTACATATTTAAACTATGAAATCAACAAAACAACAAAAAATAATTTTTGAAGAATTATTTTTTTCAGATGATAATATATTTTATTGGTGTAATGACAAACATTATACAGAAAAATACAATTTAGAAGAAGTTTTTGCTATAATAGACGGTATTATAAATTCTAAAAGTTTATAAATTCTTACTAATTTAAGACAAATTAACAATTAATAAAAAAGGGGGTGACAGGCTTTGATTTCAGACCTGTAGAGTTATGATTCAGCACAGAGAGAAAACTGTATAAAACTAAGATGAATTTAATTAAACGACAAAGATAACAATCAAATCGTAGCTAACATGACTGTAGTACATAACATTTTAAATGGAAGTGATATTGTAGTAGGTTCTAACAAAGAATTAATGGTAGCATAAATTAAACATGCAGTATTAGAGTACAACTAACTAAAAAAATGTAGAACTGAAAAGTCTAACTTAAAGAGTATAAAGAAAAGTGAAGCTGTATAAAATTATAATTTGAAAGTAGGAAAGACCTGGTTTCGATACCAGCACCTCCACATAAT